ATTTCCACTTCAAAATAGTAAAAAAAGATGAACGCCGAATCAAAGAAGTTAATTTAAAACCAAAATTCAAAGAAGAAAAAGAGGCGTAGAAGGTGAATGATTATCTGGTTTCCGTTCATATTGGGTTAAAGATGTGAACAATGATACAATCTAACTAATAATAATGAGTGGAGGAAAATATGCCAGGAAAAGGTCGTGGTAAAAGCGGAGCTAGAAAAATTGGTCGTAACACAGTTTCTTGTGAACAATATCGGAGAGAAAATAGACGAGAAAAAAGCAAAATCAGAAAACTTAAAAGACTAATTAAAAAACAACCCAATAATAAAGAGCTTCCTATTCTACTTAATAAATTAGAAACCAGAGTGATATAATCTACCTAGACCGAAAGGGTTAGGAAGACGGCTAGTTCTACGCAGTGCTAGCCGTTTTTAATTGTGGTATAGTAGAAATACAGAGTATGCAAATACTGTGAGATGCCTGAAAAGGTATAGAGCCTCTTGGATAATAGGGGGCTCTTTTTTTATGTACTCCCACTGTGGTCCTGCTGTGGTCTTACTGTGGTACAATAAAAATAATAAACTTTACCCCATTAGTACGAGAGTCGCTCTCTCTATAGACTAGTGGGGGTCTTTGTTTTGTTGTGACAGATCCTTCTTATAATATAAAATTCAATTGAAAATAGGATTAAATTTGAGTAAAATCCGTAGGTAAGTTATGATATATAATAGAAATTGTAAAAGAGGACAATTAGTCCGATGTATAATTAAAAACAATATACTACTATGAAAAATTTTAATGGGCGTAAATATTTTAATTTAAAGATTCAAGAGTTTAGTTTATACAATTTGATATTTGTTTATTATTTTTTGATTACACTACAAATAATAATATTGACTATTTCTATTTATTCTTTTGTTCTAATATTCCCTAATGGCATTGAGCGTATAAAGAGTATAATATTGTTGTTGTTATTTTTAGCGACAATAGTTTTTCAAGTAATACTAATATGCAAACATAAAAAGGAATAAACTATGCCAAGATGGTCAGAAGAACGTACTGAATTAATTAGACAAAAGATAAGAAACATACTTATATTAAAGAATGGTAAAGTTAGGCGTGAATTTATAGCTGTAAAATTAGGTATCTCTGTTCAAAAAGCGAGTAGCATGCTTAAAGAAATAATGCATGAAGATACTGATTATGAAAATGCAAGTATTAAAAAAAGAGTAGCCCATACAGAACGAAAATTAAATTCTTACGACTCTAAGTTATTTGAAATGGTCTTTACTAAAAAAGGTGCTAATATTCCTTGGAAGTTTAGAATATCTGCTATCAAGCAATTAAGAATGAATGAAAAGCTTCGATGGAGTGTTTTATTCGATAGTGGTATGTTTAGACGGGAATTGGGTAATCAAAATATAACTGATACCGAAGAAGCTACATTAGAACAGTATTTAAATTATTTATTAAAAAATGCACCGGATGATGAATTTTCAGCAAAACTTATCGAACTTACATCCAGATTTGTTCAAGGGGAAGATACCGAAACAAAGACTACAAGAGATACTGTGGAAAAACAACCTAAATAAATTTAGTTATGATGTACTAGGTTTTGGTAAACCTCCTACTCTAGTTACGCCACCTCATATCGTTAATTGGTATAATGTATTAGAGAATAGAGAAATATCTAGGTTAGTTCGATTAGCTCCCAGATCTCATGCAAAAAGTCAAGCTCACTCTGTAAACTATCCTTTATGGGAAATCTATGGTAATCCAGAGATAAGAATTGTGATAGCTTCTAATACAGCTGATATGGCTGCTTCCTTTGGTAGAGAAGTAAGACAACAGATAGAAACTAATGAACATCTAGTACATCTTTGTCCTTCTGCTAGAGAAGCAAAATGGACAGATAGTGCATTTACTGTAAGAAGATCCTCAAGAGATAGAAATCAAACTTTAATTACTACTGGTGTAAACTCTGGTGTTTTGTCTAAAAGAGCTGATCTAATTATTTGTGATGATATTATTGATGAGGAAAATTCTAGAACTGCTGGTCAAAGACAAAAGGTAAGAACATGGTTTTGGAAGACTCTATACCCTGTTTTAGAGCCTAACGGCAGAATTGTGGTAGTTGGTACTCGTTGGAGTTATGCAGACTTTTATGGGGAGTTGTTAGGTCCTAAAACAGAAATTTATAATAAGTATTATAAAAATGGTATTTGGGATTGTATTGTTCAACAGGCAATATTAGATGATGGTAAGAAAATTGTACTGTGGCCGGAACGATGGAGTTATAATAAATTAGAAGAAATACGAAGTAACCAACAAGCAATTTTTGCCTGTCAATACCAAAATGATCCAACAGCTTTAATGAGTCAAAAATTCAAATGGGAATGGTTTAGATGGTATGTTATGGAGGGAGATATATTACATGTGCGTTCAGAGGAACAAACATATAAAATAGATGTGAAGGACTTGCAAGTATATATTGGTGTTGACCCAGCTATTAGTCAATCAGCATCAGCGGACTATTTTGCTTTAGTAGTAGTAGGATTCGATGGAAATAATAGGTGTTATGTGTTAGATTATGTGTACAAGCATTTAACATTCAATGCACAAATAGAAGCTATTATGATGAAAATAGCACAATGGAAACCAATAAGGGTGGCAATCGAAACAGTTAGTTATCAAGCGGCTTTAAAACAAGAGATGACTAGAATAATGAATAAGCGAAGATTGTTCACACCAATTAAAGAGTTAAATACTAGAAAAGACAAGGTAACAAGATCAGCCAGACTTTCAGGAATGTTTGAAAGTGGCAAAGTCTTTTTACAACAAGAAAAACAGGGAGAATTAATAGATACACTATTACAGTTTCCTAAAGGAGAGCATGATGATCTATTCGATGGATTAGATTTTGCAATAGATGCATCCGCAGGAGACGAAGTAGCACCAAGTATATCTTGGGTATAAAACAACATTATGGCAAACAACATTTTTTCAAAATTATCCAAAGTAGTTATAAAAAGTTTTGGCGGTTTTACTGAAACAGAAGTAAAAAAAGCTGTAAAACTTAATATAACCGACAAACATACTTATGAACCTAAAGGAGTACTAGATTCTGTAGATGCACAAACTGCTAAGACACAAGGAGCTAGTACAGAAGCAGACTTTACAACTCTTTATAGAATTTATAAGCAAGAATCTTGGGTTAGAGCCTGTGTAGATATTATTAAAAGAGCATCATTAGCTAATTCTTGGAAAATAGTCGCTAATCCTAGAGTTGAGAACGCAAATGAAACAGTAAAAGAACAATTAGAAACATTTTTTGAGTACCCAAATACAGAGGATTCCTTTGATGATATTCTAACGGATGTAATTGGAGATTTAGAAACTTATGGTAATGCTTATATAGAATTAGTCAGAAATGGTAAGGGCGAAGTACAAGAAATTTATAATTTAGATGCTACAACTTTAAAAGTTAAACATGATGAGCATGGAGTAATTTTAGGATATATCCAACAGGGAGATAGTGGAGATAAGGTAAAATTTGAACCTGATGAGGTTATTCATTTTAAATTAGCGGCTAAAGGATCATCTGTTTATGGTTTAAGCCCCTTAGAGTCCTTAATTCGACCCGTTGATACTGATCTAAAGGCACAGATATATATTGCTAAGTATTATGAGAATTTTGGTGCTCCTAAAGCATTGTTTAAATTTAAAAATGCTACCCCAGAACAAGTAAGAAGAAATAGATTATATTTAGCTACACAAGTAGCTGGTGTTGAAAATGCCCATAAGAATTTAGTCCTAGAAGGAGATGTTGAATATACTCCACTAGGTACTGCGATGAAGGATACAGAAACTTTAAAGATTAGAGAGTATTTAAGAGATGAAATTTTAGCTGTATATGGTGTTCCACCAAGTAAAATATCTATTATTAAGACTGGTCAATTAGGTGGTAATGTAGATCAAGGACAAGATAGAACATTCAAGCTAGAAACAATTATTCCTTTACAAAGAAATGTAGCTACTAAACTAACTCATAAATTAATTAGAGGTATTTTTGAGATACAAGACTGGTCATTATCTTTTGGGGATGTATTAGAACAGGATAGAAAAATAGAAGCAGATATTCATGGTATTTATTTAACAAATAAAGTCTTAACTATAGATGAAGTTAGAGAAGATTTAGGACGTGAACCTCTTGAGAGAGAAACAGAAGGAGATGAAACAGGTAATACTACTGCAGATAATAAAGAAGATGCTGATGATGGTATGGATGGTGAAAAACCTGATACAGAAAATGAAAGTGAGAATGAATTATCTGAGGAAGAAGTAATGATTGTTGGTAAACAATTCCAAGAGAATTTTAAACCAACACACACAGTTAATAGCAGATTGAACAATAATGAATTATTAGTAAAGAGTAAAAAATTAACTGTAAACTTTGATAAGTTTGCTGGTAATGAAAAAGCTTTTGAAAAAGCTATTACTCGATATGTTAATAAAAAAGTACAAGAAATATCTGAAAAGATAAAGAGCCTATAATTATGACAGAAAATAAAGACTTAACTCTATATGTAAGAATACCTGTCGCTAAAAAATTAACTAGTGATGAGGTTAGAAATATCTCCATTGAAGCTAAAAATGGTATTAGAGCTTTGTATGCTAGAAAAAGGAGATTGATTTTAACTTACTTATTCGATTCTAAAAAATGGTCAACAAAAAAGGCTAATACTTGGCTAAAGGAAAATAAAAATACTGTATCTAAAAAGATATTTAGGGGTGGTTATTTAGTTAAACAATACGGACAAGATATTGATGTGCTATTAGAACCCTTAGATGATTATGCAGAGTTTGGAGAAATGCTAGATTCAATTTTAGGAGAAACTGCCCAAAAAGGATTTACTACAGGTTTAGATGAAGTAGGAGCTTTAACTAAAAAGATGCCTAAAGAGTTATTGAATAAATTAAAAGATCAAGCCCTTAGTTTATCCAAATTAGTGGCAGATACCTTAAAAGCGAATATATCCAGTGACATTATTGATGGAGTGAATGAGGGTCTTACAACAAGTGAGATAGCTAGTAAAATTTTAGAACGACAAGATAAACCTTTAACTATTAAAGTTAAACCAAAATATGATGCAGAAGGTAATGTAGTTAGAGAAGGTTACACTCGATCTATGTCAGCTAAACAGTGGGCAGAGATTGTAGCTAGAACAGAAACAGCAAAAGCAGGTGTTACTGCTATTCAAGATGCTTATTCAGAAGTAGGTTTGACTAAAAAGATGTGGTTAACTAATCCCGGTGCTTGTCCATTATGTACACCTATGGATGGTAAAGTATTTCCAATTGATGCAAAGACAGCAGATTTAATTCCGTATCATCCTAATTGTAGATGTACTTGGCTACCAGTAATTGCAAAGCAAATATCAGGTAAAATTCACAAAGGTATAAAAAATAAAGGCAATGAAGTTTATTTTAAGGATAATACTTTAAATATGAAAGAAGTAAGTACCCAAAAGATAAATGAATTAGCTAGGGATATACAAATATGAAAGAAGTTATCTGGGTAGTTATTGTATTAGTAAATACTGAATTAGTAGCTTTATATAATCTCGGTAAAAATAAAAAAGAAGCCGAGTTAATAGCAAGTAAAGATTTAAAGAATTTTTTTAAATCTAAAAAATTAGATGTGCAAAAGAATTGGCCGAAACAATGGTATGTAACGAAAATTCCGGATAGAGAAATTTTAAAACAGGCTAAAGATAAAACAATAATTTGGAATACTAAAATGGAAATTACAGAAATAATAGAACATGATTAATAAACGTGTCTTACTAGTGATTATTGATGCTCTTAGATATGACTATTCTGAGATACTTAATTTTAATGGTTATAACAAATTGACTAAGGTAATTGCTACTGCTTCATGGACTGCTCCTTCTATTATGGGAATGATGACAGGTCAACCGGCCTATAAGAATAAAGGGGGAGTACCTTGTTCAGAAAATAATCAACCTTGGGATGGTCCAAAAATAGGCAAGGTTACAGAGTTTTATCAAACAGATTATAAGACATTATTTGAAGAGTTTGAAAAGGTTAGTGCTGTTTATGAAATACCTTTCTTTTTAGTGTTAAATAAAAAAGTTCAACAAACTCGTCCAGATATGGAAAATGTTATGACTAAGTTACATTTTGAAAATACTATAGAAACAGCAAAAAAAATATTCAATAAGCATACTGATGATAAGAGTTATTTTATGTATTTACATTTTAAAGGTCCACATGAACCTTGTGTATACGATATGGCTTCAGCCAATATGGGAAATCCTGAGACTCTGTATAAACCAGTATTTTACGAAAAAGAAATTATAGCAATGAAGACAGCAATAGAAGAATTTATTGCATCAGAAGAAGGTAAATTTGACCAAGTTATTATTGCATCAGATCATGGAGAATTATTATTAGGTAAAGAAGTTAATCGGAAATATTTCGATAAACATCGTTATGGGCATGGTAATTTATTTAATATTAATGTTTTACATACACCTGTTTGGGTTAAAGATAATTTACCAGATAAACTCTATGCCAATACAATTATTTATGACTTAATAAAAGGTAACAAAGTTGTATCAAATGAGGTAGTATTTAGTTCTTCTCCAGTTAGAGGAATGTATAACAGAGTTGGTATAACGTACAATAATAAAAATTATGGGTTAATAACAGATGAAGTAACTACTTCACATCTGTGGAAAATATAACAATGCAAATACTTATTTTAGGTAGTAGTGCAGAAACTACTTTACCTCGAGTAGAAGCAGGTAAACTGGCTCAAGGTAAAATTAATGCTAGTAAAGATCAAAGAGATATAAGACAAAGAACTTGTACCGCTTTAAGACTAGATAGTGATGAGTATATTTTATTTGATGTAACACCTGAAACTTGGGAGCAAGCAGAAAAGTTTGGCATAATTGATAAAATTAAATATATTTTTATTACACATCCACATAAGGATAGAATAGGTGGATTGTTCTCAAGGTATATACCAATTACTACTTTTGCTATTAAAGAGCATTGGAAGTATTTAGAAAAATCTTTAATTGCTTTAGATAAAAGAATAGTTTTAGATAAAGACAAAATTAATTTAGACAAAATAATTGTTCAACCTTTTCCTGTATATCATGGAAGGTCAACTAAGTTTTTAGTTACAGGTTATAAAATTATAGATCAAAATGGACAATCATTAGTATATTTACCAGAAGTTAGAAATATACCTAAAAAGGTTAGACCCAAATTAGAAAAAGCAGATATAATGATAATGGATGGGTCTAGTTTTTTTTATGCAACAGATTGGCATGCATCTATTCAAGAACAATTAATGTGGGTTGCTGAGTATAAACCAAAAAAAGTATATTTTACTCATATAGGGTATAAGAATGAGCCCCATGTAGAGTTGGAAAAATTAGTTAAACATTATAATAAAGATGCCTATATCTGCTATGATGGACAAGTAATTACTATATTAAATTCGAAAAAAGATATGAAAAAAATAATTTCTAAAAACTTTAAGTACCAAGAAGCAACTGATACTGCTTTACTATCAGCTCATTCAATGTTGCATAGTTTATTTGAAAGCTTTGAACAAAAAGAAAAAATTGAGGATTGGGATAAAGAATCAGTTATGTCTTTACATAAAAGTATTGTCTCTGAATTAGAAAAAAGAAATATGTATCATTACTTAGAGGATAGTTTAGATAAAGATACAGTTAGTAATATACGCGGTAAGACTTTAAAATTTATTAATGATCTTAATTTACCTGAACGTCTTGAAGGATGTAAAGAAATAGCACAAAAATTAGCATACGTTTCTATTAAAAGTGCAATGGGTAAAGATAAGATAGAAAAAATTGAAATTGTTATAAAAGATACTGTTAGAAACGTGGTTTTAGAGAATAAGCTTGCGGAAATGTTTGGAAAAGTTAATCAAAAGAAACTATCTTTTACTTATGATGACTTAGGGTCAGATGATAGTTATATTCCTTTATTTGATTTAAACCTAATAGCCAGAAAATCTATATCTCCTGTTTTACTGAATGATGATGTAACTACATTGGTAGATCTAAGTAAAAAAGTTAATGCCCTTTATGCAAAGAGTGCAACTAATGCGCCTAGAGCATTATTTGCTTGGGCAGATGTTAATTTAGAAGATGGTTTAATTATTCAAGGAAGAATATCAGGAGTTAGAACAATAGTGCAAAAAGATATTTCTGGAATTAAAGTATTCGTTGAAGGGGAGGATGAAGATAAAGCAAGTGTTATGAAAGAGTTTGTAAAAGTATTATCGGAAATAGATGCAGAGAATTTTGTACTAGATGGTTTTTTAACCACTACGAAAGGTGTTGATACTTGGAAAAAAGAAGGTACTGCCCAAATTGCTATACCTAAAGAGCCTACAATAGATGGTGAGAAATTAAAGTTTTATGTACAAGATGTAATTTTTTATAATGGCCGTGATCTTCATCAAGAACCCTTAAATTATAGATTAGAATTTTTAAGTAAAATCTTAAAGGCTTCTCCATTAGGAATAGAGGGTGTGCCTTATGCACTAGCTTCAACCTTAGAACAAGTACAAGATGGATTGAATAGAGTTTTTGGTAATTTTGATGTAGACGGAGCTTGGGCTAAAATTTTAACTTCTACTTATCCTTTAATTGGAATTACAGCTTCTTGGTTTTTATTTGATCCTAGTATAAAAAATGAAGCACCAGATGAGGCAAAAGAAGAAACTGAACAATCTTTAGATATAGTTGAGGCAGGAGAAACTCTAGTGGATAATGATAAAGATAAAGAAATTGAGGATGAAACAGTTAATAAACCAGTAAAGAAATAATATGCAAATAGGTTATGCTTATGTAGTTGCAGATATAATACATATTGGTCACTTAAGGCATCTACAAGCTTGTCGTGGATTATGTGATAAGTTAATTGTTGGCGTTCTTACTGATCAAGCTACTATGGAGAGAAAACCTAAACCTATTCTGTCTTTTGATGAGAGATTAAAAATAACTAGAGCTTTAAGTTTTGTTGATGTTGCAGTTAAACAAGAAGATTATTCACCATTACCAAATGTAGAACAATTACAACCAGATATTCTTTTTGAAAGCACCAGTCATACTATAAAAGATTTAATTAAAGGTAGAAAAGTAGTTAAAAAATATGGTGGCAGATTAATAGCTATGCCATATTATGCTGAACAAAGTTCTTCTGCTATTAAAAATACTATATTAAAAAATTGGGTATATAAGGAAGAGATTTTTCCTCATAATGCCTTATTAAAAGGAGATACTAATGACAAGTCATAAATTATCTATTCTAAAATCAGTTATATGGAGAATAATGGGAGTATTTATTCTTGCTGCAGTTACCTATTTTTATACTAGGCAACTAATTACTACTTCATATATTACTTTTGTACATCATGCTACTTTTTTATTAGTTTTCTATCTCCATGATAGATTGTGGATGAAAATTTATAATAAAGATGTTCCTTGGAGAAGAATAGTTAAAGCTTTTACTTATGAAATTATTTTAGGTATGGGTATTGGTGGATTAATTGTTTATCTTTTTACAGGAGAATGGAAAAGGGTAACTCAAATTACACCAACCTATACAGCTATTAAATTAGTGTTATATTATCTCAATGAAAAAGTATGGCATAAAATAGAAAGTAAAAAATGTTAATACCTCCACATGATTTAAAAGAAACTGCTGATAAGTATTTAGAAATTTGGGATGATATTTGTAAAGAACTAAACATACCACATTTACTTATTAATGGAACATCTTTAGGTTTTTATCGAGATGGTGGCTATATAGAAAAAGATAATGATGTTGATGTAAGACTTATTTGTAATAAAGAAAAATGGGAGCAGTTTAAAAAAATATTTATTAACCGAACAAAAGCAAGGACTAATCATCCTAGTGGGACATCTTATATTTGGGGAGTTCCCGGAGGACACTTATTATTTTGTATAGAGAGATCACCTGTAGTTGGTATAGCTATACATGATACTGGTAAAGAAATTTTAGTACCTAAGTATTATAATAAGTTTGATACAATCGACCATAATGGTAGAAAATATAATATACCAAGTCCAATTGAGGAATATTTAGAAGTTAGATATGGACCTAATTGGAAAACACCTAATCCTAAGTGGGCAAAAAGAATAGGGCAATATCATAGATTAACATTAAATGAAAAATATTTAGGAAACTAGTATAGAAATTGTATGTCTATTCAAGATCAACTAACTTATAAACGCCATAGTGATGATACAGATAAAATACAAAAGTCTTTAGCACAAAAATTAAGACTTTTGGAAATACCTGGTATTGCAACTATGGTTAAAAAATCATTTAATGATTTACTTTTAATTGAACAACAAATGCTACGAGCAGATCACTTAATTGGTGTAGCGGTGTCTGAATATGGAGAGATTCTAGAAAAACTTGTTAGTAATGTTTACTCAATTACATTTAGTGATAGTACGACTTCAAAATTGAGTAGAGGCATAATTTCACATAATCATCAAATGTCAGTACCTTGTACAGAAGAAGATGTTATGTTTTTATTGGCTAATAGAGTTAGAGAATTAAGAACAATTACTAAAAAAGGTATATACATATTTCAAAATCGTGAAGAGTATATAGATTTACCACCAGATAAGTTAGACAAATTAATTAAAGATGTACAAAGATCTTTTCGTACTTATTGGGTAGATTATTATTATAAGGTGGAAGATATTTATCCTAATTTATCAGATACAGATAAGCTAAGTTTATTATTATCGGAAGTTTGGAAGTCTTTAAAAAATGATTATAGGTTTATTTATTTTTTTCAGGAGTATGATTATGAAACTTAATATATTGACTGATCAAGTTCTATACGAAGATTTAAAAACTTATAATCAAAAAATGGTTAAGGAGTTAAGTCAATATAGAAGTAAAAAATTAAATAAAGCGGCTTCGCCCGTTATTTCTTCTACTGCTGATGAAATAGGACAAACTGTTGCTCCTAGAACAGTAGAATATTCTTACAGTAGTACACAATTGAATCTTCCTAGTGCTTTAAGTAAAAAAATTATTGATTTTGGGAAAAACATTCCTGATAAGGATATATTCTTTGATGATAAAGATCCTTCTTATGGTAGAGAAGATGAACCTCATGTAACGATTAAATATGGCTTAGAAACAATGAACCCAGATGATGTAGCAAAATTAGTTAAAGGTTTTGGAGCTATTACTTTAAGATTTAGAGAAATGATGTTATTCGAAAATAAAAATTATAATGTTTTAGTTCTTAAAATTGAAAGTGAAAGAGCTAAAAAATTAAATGAGCTTATAAATTATTCATTAGCTAGTAAAAAAGCTGATTTTGACTATACTGCTCACGCCACAATAGCTTATTTGGGTATAAACTCGGGTTATGAATTTATAAATAATAAGAAATTCTTTGGGGAAGAAGTAGTTATAAGTAATTTACGGTTTTCTGGTAAAGATGGAACTAAAAAGGATATTTCTTTACTGTAAGGATAACCAATGTGTTAGCACAGTATGAATAAACATATACTACAATGAAAAGGTATTTAAAAAGTATTAAACTCGAGATATAATATATGGCCGAACAATTTATTAAATCATTAGCAGAAAATGGCTTATTGGGTCTTCTTCTAGCTTTATCTTTATTGGTTATTTACTGGTTATATATAGGAAATAAAAAAGAATTGGATAAGCAAAGGCAACATTCTGAAGAGTTAGTAAAAAACATGGACACAACACATAGATCTGATAGATCAGAAATGATGAGACAATTTAATGAACAACATAAAGAAGTAATAGCTTTAAGTAAAGATTTTAATATTACTACTAAAGAAACCATGAGTGTTGTATCTGAAATACGAGGAATTTTACAAACTAATCGGAAATTAAACTAACATGCAGATTACTCTAATACCTTTACTAATCAGAATTATTTTATTTTTAATGGGTATGCTTACCTCTTATATTATGTGGATTTTTTGTACTAGCCATAATGGCATGTTAAGAAAAAATTTAATTAAATTATTTGGATCTGCTTCTCTTGTATTTTATTTTTGGGCAGTATTTATATTTTCTAGTGTTAAATATATTTTTGTCTTACTATTTCTTATGCCCTTATTTTTTTCATTATGTTCTTTAGTATTTTATTTATATTTTTGGAAAATAAAGTCTAAGAAAAAGTAAGATTTGATAAGTAGTATAATATGAATTACAATGATAGTATTAATTAATAAATAAATGAAAGATAACTATGTCAATTTCAGGACAAAAACATTCTAATACAGATCTAGAAGAATCATTAAAGGATAAATTAGCTTTATCCAGACAAGCTCAAGATAAATTATTAGGCAGAGAAACACCTAAAGATGTTAATGCTAGGGTTGAAAAAATAAAACAAGATCATGGTATTAAGGATGTAGAAGAAGTAGAGGATACACATGAAGAAGTTGTTGATACTGCTGAAACTAAAAAACCCGAAAAAGAAGTAGTTGCGGAAAAAGAAGAAGTAGTTGAGGAAAAAGAAGAAGTAGTTGAGGAAAAAGAAACTGAACAGGAAGTTAAAGAGGAAGTTAAAGAGGAAGTTAAAGAAACTGAAAAAGAAACTACTGAGGAAACCGCTGATACTGAAACAGAAGAAGAAAGTAATGAAACAGATAAAGTCGATGCAAAAGAACCTGAAGAAAACAATGAAAAAGCAACAAACGATGAATCTGTAGAAACTACCAAAGAAACTACTGATGCACCAGAAAAGGCATCTGTAGAAACTTCTGAAGAGGAATCAGAAGAAGCTTAAAAACTTAAACAACACCTAAAATATTATGTTCAAAGTAGACTTTCCAATAACTATTATTAAACATTACTCTGTTGAAAGTAAAGGCAATGAAAGTAAGAAATGTATTATTGAAGGCTATGCTGCAACAGAAGATTATGACTTACAGGGTGACATCATTTCTGAAACCGCTATTAAAAAATCAGAAAATGATTTATTAGAGAATTCAACAGTTCTTTATAACCATGATGATACTCAACCTATTGGTAAAGTATTGGATTCTAAATTTACTAAAGAAGGTTTATGGATTAAAGTTTTAATTTCAAAAACTGTTCCAGAAATTTGGGGTAAGATACAAGAAGGGGTCTTGAATAAATTTTCAATCACCGCTAGAATCTTAAAGGCTGAAAAAGAATTTGCAGAGGCAATAGGTAAAGTTGCAAATATTATTAAACAAATGTACCTAGTTGAAGTATCATTAGTAGCAGTTCCAGCAAATCCAAAGGCTAGAGCATTACGATGGTATATTTCAAAAGGGTTAAGAGCATATCTTAAAAAGGGAGGAGAAATACCTATGGGAAAAGCAACACAAAATCAAATTAATAGTGCTTTTAAAGGAGTACCGGAAGGTGCAATAGATAATGGCTTTAAAACTGATACGAATGGTAATGTTATTGGTGATACTGGTAAAGTGACTGGTAAAGCTTTAGATTTGCCAACTGTACCTACTGAAAAAGCCAAAGATTTAACTGAGGCTATTAAAGCTGATGAGCAAACTGAATTAGAAGCCTCGAATACCGAGAATAATACTGATAATGATATAATGGACACGAAAGAAGAAAAATCTGAAATTGACACTACTAAGGAGGTTACAAAAGAAAAGGTTGAAAAAGTAGTAGAACCAGTAATTGATGAGCCTAAAAATATAAAAAATGATGTAGACGCTCATAAAGCATTAAAAAAAGTGTTAAGAAAAGCTAAAAAAGTTGTAAAAGAAGATAAAGAAGTTAAGAAACCTGCTAAGAAAGTTGTTAAGAAACCAACTAAAACAGAAGTAAAAGCGACTGATTTAGCCAAGGGATTGAAAAAAGCTGTAAGTGCACTTGAAGAAATGCTTGAAATGTTAGAAAATGGAAGTAATAGTAATAATAAATCTTTAAAAAAGCCTCAAATAAAGAAATCTCTAAAAAGAGATGTGGTACAATCGAAAAATACAGAGGTTTTAATTGAAAAAGAAGTGGCACGTAGAGTTGATATACAACTCTCTAAGCCAATGAAACGCAAAGGGTTAGTTCGAGAGAATGAACCAGAA